GACTTCGGTAAATGGTGCCTTAGTGAAAGAAAGGTTTGCGGTGGCTTATTACGGCCAAAGTAAGGACGATATACAGGCGGCGCACTTGGAGAATAGACGTATCTTGAAAGAAAGGGGCGTTCTGAAGTAGTCTTGTCTTTTCCCTTCATTAGGTTCTCCCATGGCTAAGAAATCAGGTATGGATTCAGCGGAGGCTATCCGCCTCAATCGCACTACAAAAGGCACCAGCATCGGAAACGGTGCCTTCAAAATCAACTCCATGAACAAGCACAAGCGCCGAAGCTTTAAAGAGTATCGGGGTCAGGGACGGTAGCCTTCTCAAAAGGCACTACCGAGAGCCGTGGTTCGTTGTCCTCGGGCGCACAGAGCTCATCCAAGATATACGTGTGCATGGTTATCAACTCTTCAGCATCCCACCGGCCCTTGGTCATTTGTACAAGCGCCAACATTAACGACGCCTGGTCGTATTCAGTAGTGTCCATCAGCCTTCTTCCATTTTTTGAACAATATTTTTCACCCACCAAAAGAACATGTCCTGGCTTAGGGTATGCTTCATCGTGTTAATTCGAGTGGCGACCAACTGCACGTTTTCGCGCGAGTAGGGCCCGGAAGGGTTTACTCGGTCTATTGAGGCGTTCAACTCTTTCCTGGTCCTGTCACCATAGCTGCCATCGCGCTGATGCGTCATGAGAACGCCGGAGAGCGCGCACCTGCCACCTTGGGCTTCCCAAATCTCTATCAGCTCATCGGAAGAGAGAGTGTATTCAATGCCTTGTTTGAGGCGCTGAGACTTAAGCTGAGTGTTTAGGACGCGTAGATACGCTTGGGGAGTGGCAGAAGCTTTGCGGGCTCGTTGGAGGGTAACGCACTTTTGACAAACACCACGCACTTGCCCGTCTTTGAAGTGTTCGAACTGAGACAGGACTCTGACCTTGTTGCACGAGGTGCAAAGGCGCGAGCCCTGTGACGATTCTTTGTTGACTTTAAGTTCTCTTGGCATAGGCAAAAAAACACCCGCGGGAGCCAAATTGTGGGAGTGTGCTCAACCGCGGGCGAAGATCCTTCTCAAGGGAGATACTACCCTTTTGAAGCTAATGGCTTCATCTGGGATAGTCAACCAAAAGGATCAACAAAGTTTCTTATCTCCCGCAGATAAGTATTGAGTTCCACCATAATTTTATCTTTATCCTTTGGGGTCATGTGCATGTCCTCCCACCGATCCCAATACATAATATCGTCCAGTTCCTTAGTAATTATCTGAGCAGCAACGCGTTTAGCGGTGGTTCTCTTTCCGCTGTAAAAGCATCTAATCATTTGTATCCTCCTAGTGAGGCAGCGGTCGGTGGAATCCTTCTGCCCTGGCATTCTGAACATGGCCTGCTAAATGTTTAAGAAGCGCCTCCGGGTCTTCGATGTGCTCCGTGATCAAAGCTGCGATAATTCTTATATCTTTCTTCCAAATCTCAGTGTACATGGCTTTGACTTCTTGGATGTCGTCTAAGTCGTTAAATTGTTGATCTAGCAGTGTTTTTAGGTCTGACATGGGTAATTCCTCTTAGTTTGAACACACATTAGATATGATATGGGTAATTAAATCAAGTTGTAACTCACATTATTTTCCTATATTATTTGTGCTTTACTGATACAGGAGAACATAAGTGGAAGCACATCACGCAACGAAATATCCTTTTGAAATAGTCGAAGCTGTTCGTTATGCTCGAGAGGTAGAACGCCGCTCAGTTAAATGGATAGCAAAGCATTATGACATCCCCATTGATACCATTCGAGATTGGTTGTACCGAGGACGACGAACTAATAGCTGAGGCCGATGCTAAGCTATACGTTTGCCCAAAGTGTGACAAAAAGTTTTATGCTTTTGTAGAGATAATTCACGGAGACACGGACATGCTTCCGAAGGTGGAATTAATTCTATGCACAAGGTGCGAAGAGTCTTTCGACGCGTCTAATCTGTATCTTTTGTGGCTGGATTGGAATAACGAACACGATACTGTTCACTGAGTTTAGTTAGTAACTCGGGGTAATTGCTAAGAACCTCTAACAACTCCTCGATCTCGAACTCATTTAACTCTATCGTTACTTTCACTAATTTCTTCCTGAAGCTTCACCATCTCAGCCCAAATTTGGGCCTTATCCAAAGTTTCTTTGCTGACGTTGTCGCTATCCATTTCCTTTTTTAATTTTAGCAGGGCCTCCCGTAGGCCCTGTTCGATCGAGTTTGTCATACCGTAAACTCCGGGCGGGGTCTCCCTTCTTCGATGCGTTTGTTTTCCACTTCTTCAAGAAGAAACGCGCGGTCTTTCTGGCTGAGGTTCTCGTTCACCCAGAACTCAAAGATCAATCGTAACTGACCGCTGAGCGTGCGCCCTTCCACTTTAGAAACGACGTGCAATTGATCGTACACTTCGCGTGGAAGCAGTACGGATTTCCATTTATTTGTATCCAAAACCATTCTCCTAAATCCTACAGTATGAGATTATATAATACTATTCAGTAATTTCAACAAATTCTCCCCAATTTTCGCCTATTTCTATGTCGCATTTACTGGGAACAACGAGCTCTACTGCACTGGTCATTATCTTAGACAACCCCCTGGCTTCCTCGACGTCTTTCACACTAAACGCCAGTTCGTCGTGTACTTGCAGCATAGGGGTCTTCCCGGCCTTGTAGCAGTCGACCATGGCCTGCTTAGTCATGTCCGCCGCACTTGCCTGGATGAGCCTGTTTAGGGCCTTGTACGTGAACGCACGCTTGAGCCTGGTCGTTGGTCCGTAGGCCGCGGCTGCTTCTTCGTAAGGCAACGCCTTGTTCATTTCAAAACTGTCCGGCTCCCACAGATCAAAGCGGCACTTACGCCCCTTGATGCTGCGCACAGAGCCCGGAGAGCGTGGGTCTTCGAGATGCCTTTGTATGCCCTGGGTCAGTCCTTTAACGAACGGTACGCGGCTGTGGTACTTCTTAACGAGGGCCTTGGCGTCGTCCAAGTGGATGTCGAGCTGCCCTGCAAGTTTCTGTGCCCCCATGCCGTACATCATGGCTAGGTTGATCACCTTCGCTTGCTTACGAGGGATGTCAGCCATCTCCGCGACCATGGTATGGAAGTCCATGTTGGGGTTTTCGTTATAGGCGTTAACAAACTCCTCGACGCCCGGCATGTTTAGGTTACGGTAATCCCCAAAGACTTTTGCGTAATGGGTCAAGATGCGTGGTTCCTGCTGCGAGAAGTCTATCGCCGCCCACTTCTCACCCTCTTCCGGTAGGAATAACTTACGGATGAGTGGACCTAACTCTGGATCGCGGACCGGGATCTGTTGCATGTTGGGGTTGTTCATCGAGATACGACCAGAGACTGTACCGCCTTGATCTGAGCGCACTTGATTGATGTGGCTATGCACGCGTCCATCTTTCGCTACGTGCTTTACAAGGCCGTCTATGAAGCTTCCTTGCGTCTTGTTGAGGTTACGCGCACGTACAATCGATTGCGCGAGCTCGTGAGGGTGTTCGGTAAGGAATGTCTTCGTGAAGCTTGGTGCGCCTTTCTCGGTTCGAGGGTAGGTTATCCCCACTTTATCGAACGCCTTGGCTATCGATGCAGCAGCCCAGATTTCTACATCGTTGCCCACGAGCTTTTTAATATGCTTGCGGACTTCCTTCTCTTCTTTCATTAGATGCTGCTTTGTGCGCTCGGCCTGGTCTACATCGAAGCGTATGCCTTTCTCGGTCATTTCTACCAAGCAGGGGAGTAGTTCTGTCTCGAGGTTCCAAATGCCCCAAAGGTCTTCTTTGTTCAATAGGTTCTGGAAGTGTGCCCATAACTCGAGCGTAATCTCGGCATCTACTTCTGCGTACGGTCCGACGTACATGGCAGGTAGCTTCCACATCTCGCCCTTTGGGTCTACGCCAAACTCTACTGCGGCTTGGGTCAGCGTCTGTTCTGACTTTGTTTTGCCCAGGTACTCGTAGCACAGCGCGTTGAGGCTGTAGCTGAACCGATTCTCGTCCAACAATGCAGCAGTCAGCATCGTGTCGATCACTCGGCCTTTGACCTCGAACCCCATTGCACGTATCCACCCCAAGTCATACTGGGCGTTGTGCATGATCTTATCGCCTGGGGCTTCGAACACTTTCTTAAGCCACTTGTTTATTTGGCGCTGATCCATGTTGCCGCCGCCAAGATGGTTGACTGGGAAGTACCCTTTCCAACCCGGAACGGCAATAGCGTAACCGACAATCTCTCCATCTTTACGAGGCCATCCTGGTCCCATTTCTTTTAGGTGGGGGTCGCGTGTTTCGACGTCTATGGCTATCTCTTTTGCTTCGAGGACCGCGTCAGGGAAAGGATGCTCCGGTGGCAGCCAATCAGACTGCGGAGGAAACATGGCCATTTGTAATTTGTTATTCGCCACTAACAGCTCTCCAAGTAGTTTCTCTCAAGATAGCCTCCGAAAAGTTCTGACACTTAGCGCAATACCATCCAAGTCTTTTGTTTTCTTTTGTATTCACAACGGCAGTCGCTTTCTTGTT